CTTCCTGCTCCTTCTAATGCTTTAACATAATCTAAATTTTCAATAAAGGCACCAGTATTATTATCTCTTCTAACAAATGTTAATTGTAGTTTACCTTCCATTGCATACTTAATAGCTAAAGCAGCATGGTTTTTAAGTTCTGCATTTGGCATACTAAAATCTGCTATAGTTGCAGCTTGTTTACCAGGAGCACGAATTTGACTAATATCACCGTTAGCATTAACCAATGCTTGAATAGTATTAATTGAAGGTAATTCAAATGCTACACCTGAATCAGATACTACTATCCATTTTTTATCTTCTTTTATTTGTGGTCTATTATAAGACGACAAGTTTACTATATGTAAATTATCCATTATACCGTTATAAATTCGTTATCGTCACTATTACTTTTATATACCCCATCGTTTACGTTATAATTTGGTAAGTCTGTTTGGTTTGTACAGAATATCTTATCCTTAAAGATTACCGTAGTACCGTCTTTTATTGTTAGGTTATAGAATATATTTTGCTTAGTTGCAAAGACAGCATTATATCTATTGAAATATAAGCTGCTAGTAATCCCAGTAGTAGTAGCTGTATGTATTGCTTTATTGGATGTTTCGTTTACTATTGAAACAGCGTAACTTCTCCCACTTGTAAAACTCCTTGGAATAAAGTCTATATTTTGGGCTGAACCACTCTCTTGTAATATAATCATATATATACAACCAAAAAAGCTAAATTTTGTTATAAAAAAACCCCTACATTTCTGTAAGGGTTATCATGTTATTAAAACATATTACAAGTTTTTTAGTGAATCTTCTAAATCTCGTACTGCTATTCTAAGAGGGTCGTTTCTTTCCTTGTCATCTAAATATTCTTTTTTCGCATAAAATGCTTTTAAGAACATTTCTTCATCTTCTTTACGCTCGAATATAGGAATGTTTAATTGCTCTTTTAAAGTTTCTATTACCCACTCTAATTCTTCATACCTCTCTATAAATTCATCTTTAAAGGCTTCATCAGCAATGTAAGCTATAAATCTTAATACTTTAAATTGCTCTTCTAATTTGTTACAATCTTCTACTGAAAATAAATTATTTAATATTTCGAATATTTCGTGATGCTCTTAACACCTTTTATTTATTGTTTGACAATATTGTCTTTGCAAACATATAACTTATTTTTATATAAACAAATTATTAACATAATATTTATAAAAAAAAGGGCAACCGTTAAGCTACCCTTTAATCTTACCAAATGAATAACCCCTTACGAGTTAGTTCCTTCCGTTACAGTTACCGTTCCTGTCATTCCTGCAAATGGATTAGCTGAAGTCGCACCCTCTAAAAAGTTAGCTGGTTTCAACTCTTGAGCTGTAAGAGTAAGCGTATAACCACTTAAGTCTCCCATAGCTGCTCCAGTTACAATCGTTCCTCCTGAAACGTCTGCTCCATGTTCTAAGCCCATCATAAACGCATTAGAGTTATAATCTACTACTACTACATGAGGTCTATTAAAAACTAATAGCTTTAGCTCTTTATGGTCTTGAACTGTCAATTTTGTTAAAGTTAAATTTAACGTCTGCTCAAAGAAAGCTGTTCCGTTTTCTCTTGAGGCTGTTATTGTTTGTTCAAAAGAGCTATTCCCTTTTAATTCGTAGTTAAAACAAGTTACGTCTC